GCACCCTCACGGCCGTCTCCGTCCTGTCCGCCACCGAGATCATCGGCGGCGAAGCCAGCGAAGCCGGAACCGTCACCGCCACGTGCGCGCTCACCGCAACCGAAACTCTCAACGAGACGGGGACGCTCACCGGCACCGTCACCGTCACCGCGACCGAAACGCTCACCGAGCAGGGCACCCTCGCCGCGACCGTCACGCTGTCCGCCACAGAGACGGCGGAGACGGCGGAGACGGCGACGCTGACCGCGACCGCGACGCTGACCGGGGCGGAAGCCGTCACGGAAACACAGACAGTCACCGCCCCCTCCGAGCTGACGGCGACGCAAGCCCTCGCGGAAGCCGGAACGCTCGTCGCGGCAACCACCCTGTCCGCGACCGAGCAGGTGGGAGGCGACGCCTACGAGTCCGGCACCCTCGTCGCGACAGCTTCGCTGTCCGCGACCGAGGCGCTCGCGCAAGCCTCCACGCTCACCGCGACAGCCACCCTCGCCGCGACCGAGACAGCCGCCGAGGCGGGGACGGTCACCGCCGCCGGTTCCCTGTCCGCAACCGAGACGACCGCGTTGACCGAGGCGGGCACCATCGTCGCAGCCGCGACCCTCACCCACGCCGAAGCGGCCGCCGAAACGGCCGCGCTCGTCACCGTCGTCCAGCACGCCATCGCGGAAACGCTGGCCGAGCAGGCAACCGTGCTCGCGGCCGCGCTCCTGTCCGGGGCCGCAGCGACCGCCGAAACCGCGACACAGACGATGGTCGCGCTCATCACCGCCGACGAAGCGTTGGCGGAAACCTCGGCCGCGACCGTCACCGTCACCCTGGCCGACGCGACCGCGCTCGCGGAAAACCCCACACTCACCACGCTTGCGACGCTCACCGGGGCCGCCGCGCTCGCGGAACCCGGCGCCCTCGTCACCGTCTCCGATCTCACCGGGGCCGGACTGATTGCCGTCAGCGACACCGGCACCCTGGTCTCGGTCGTCCTTGTCACCGCCGTCGAAGTCCTCGTCGCTGCGTTCCCGTCCGTCCCGATGCTCGGACACCTCGTTGCGGTATCAAACGTCGGCACCCTCGTTGACGTTTCGCCAACATCGAGGCTCGTGGCTGTCGGTCAGGTCGCGATCCTCCGTGGCCGTGGTACCGAAGGCCCGCATGTCTAAGGCTCAACGTAAGGGTGAGTTCGTCCCCGGAACGCGGTAGGCTGTAGGGTCGTGACGACATACGAGCTGATCCGGGGTGACGACAACAGATTCGTGCTGATTGTCGAAACACCCGACGAGGATGAGCCGCGCCGGATGGTCCGCACGAACCTGACGTTGTGCGACGTTGAGATCCTCGCGAAGGAAGCGATCACCGATCTGAACGAGGACGCCGTGTTCTGGTGCGGCACCGTGGACTCGGGTGCGACCTACGAAACGCTCACCGTGCGCGAACAAGCGGGCGACGACATCGGCAAAGTCGATGTCCTGATCCCCGTCGAAGCGACCGCCGACATGCCCGACACGTCCGTCAGGCTGATCTTCGACGTGGTCGTCACCGACTCGAACGCCTCTCCGTCAACGGTGATGTTCGGCCAGTTCACCGTGCGGCCCGACGTGAACGAGGCCGTGGTGGGACCGTGACTGTCGCAACGGGCGACGAGGTTCTCCGGGGCGCATACCTTCGCACGTTGCAGGCGCAGACCCGGATCGCGCCAGACAGCTTGGAAGCGCACGCACGCCTGTTCATGCGCACCGAGTCGGGCGAGCCGATCACCGCGTTCCGCCACCACGCCGAATGGATCGAGGTGATGGAGGACGCGGATACGTACCCGTACGTCGTGATTATCGCACCACCGGGGACGGCGAAGTCGAGCTGGGCGAGCATCGCGTACCCGTCATGGGTGATCGGCCGCACCGAAGGCCGCAACCGTGTCGGCCTCGTGTGCAACACCGCGACTCAGGCGGTCGCGTTCTCGCGTGCCGTCCAGGCCGTGATCGAGCAACCCCTGTACCGGGCCACCTACGGTGTCGAGCCGGACTACGAGCGGGGATGGGCGCAGAACCACTGGTACGTGACCGGGACACCGAAGGGGCCGAACCCGACGTTCCTCGCGGCCGGGGTCGGCGGCCCGATCCTCGGCAAGCGGTTCGACACGATCATCCTTGACGACCCGACGACGTGGGACGAAGGCCGTTCCGACGTTGTGATGGATGGGCAGCGGCACTGGCTGAAGTCCACGTTGCTGACCAGGTTCCCGGTTGGCCGCCGACCGCCGTACGGGAAAGGCTCCCGGATGATCGTGATTCTGACGAGATGGGGCGTTCTCGACATCGTCGGCACGTTGGAGCAGGTCGGGTTCAAGGTGCTCACCATGCCCGCGCTCGGGTATTGGGACAGCACTGCAACGTGCCGCGAGTGCAACGAGCCGCGCGACACGTCCCCGACCAAGATCCTGTTCCCGTGCGAGCATTGCGGCTCCGAGATGCCCGCGACGGTCGAGCTTGGCGTCGAAGCGTTGTGGCCGGAAACCGAGTCGCGCGAGATGCTTGAGGAGGAGCGGCTGTCAGACCCGCTCCTGTTCGAGCTTGTGAAGCAGGGGAACCCGATGGCGATGGCCGGGGAGATGTTCGACCCGCAGAACTTCCAGCGCGCGGACCGCCCCGACCCGGCCGAGTTCGCGCAGTTGATCCAGTTCGTTGACACCGCAGGCGGGAAAGACCAACGCCGAGGCGACTACTTCGTTGACGCGACCGTCGGGTTCACGAAAGAGGACGACGTGATATGGGTTCTCGGGATCGACCGTGCCCGGTACACGGCCCCCGACCAGGAGAACGCGGTGATGCGCAACCACGAGCTGTGGACGCAGTGGTTCGGGAAGCGCATCGACCTTGTCTGCATCGAGGACGTAAACGAGGGGACGGCGCTGTATCAGCGGATGGTGAAGTCCACCCGGCTCCCGTTGAAAGCGGTGAACCCGGTGAAGGACAAGCAGTTCCGTGCGATCCCGCTCGCGAACGCCTATATCCAGAAGAAGGTGTGGCACCCGCAGGGCGAGCGGTGGGTGAAGGAGTACGAGATGGAGCTTGTGTCGTTCCCCGGCGGCGCACACGACGATCAGGTCGATGCTGTGGCAGGAGCGGTTTCCGCGTCCGGCCCAGGGCCGCGGATCAGGGTGCTGTGAAGGGGGTGGCACGGTGAGACTTCAAGTGGTCCCTTCGGGGCTGCGACGCAGGCTCGACACGAAGGACGCCGCCCCCGGCCAGGAGGTGGGTTGGCGGTCGATCAACACGATGGCGTCCACGGAGCGGAAACGGATGCCGTACGGGATCAAGGACTTCCTCGGCACCTACGGCGGCACCGACGAGTCGCTCACATGGGTGTTCGCATGCGTCAGCTTGATCGCGTCCGAGGTTGCGTCGTACCCGTGGCATATCGAAACCGACGACGAGGACGAGATGGAACGCGAGAAGCTGCCGCCCGAGCTTGTCGCGTTGCTGTCGAGGCCGAACCCGGACTTGACGTACTTCGACTGGATCAGCATGGCGATGACCGACCTTGAGCTGGCCGGGAACACGTACTGGTACCGGGAGGACCAGAACAAGCTCGGGCAGCCGAAGGCGCTGCGCCGGTTGAGGCCCGAGCACATGCGGGTCGCGGCCGGGGACAAGGGCGAGATTATCGGCTACGTCTACGACTTCGACTCGATCCCCGTCCCGTACGACACGTCCGAGGTGCTCCGGATCACGTACCCGAACCCGTTGGACGACTACTACGGGATGGGTACCGTCGAGGCGATCCAGCGGACGCTCGCGGCCGATCTCGCGGAGACGGAACACATCGTCGGGTTCTTCCAGGACGGCGCGAGAATCTCGGGTGTGCTCTCGGTGTCGGAGACGCTGTCGGAGCCGCAGTTCGAGCGGATGAAGAACTCGTTTCGCACCGAGTACGTGGGCCAGGAAAACGCGTTCAAGGTGCTGATCGCTGAGGCCGGGACGAACTACTCCCCGATCACCTCGACCCCCGCCGACCTTGGCGTCGTCGAGCTGCGCCGCGCAACGAAGGACGAGATCCTGTCCGCGTTCGGTGTCCCCGAGTTCCTGTTGGGTGGGGCCGCTCAGGGCGGCGTCTACAAGATGTCGGAGGCGCAGCACATTCTGACGCGGCTTCTGATGCCGAAGGTGCGGCGGCTGTCGGAGAAGCTGACCGCCGACCTGATCCGCGCGTGGGGCGAAATCTCGTTCCATCTCGACCAGACGGTCGCGGAAGCGTTCGAGCAGCGGCTTGAGAAGGCGTCCGGGATGCTTGGGGTGGGCGCGTCGATGGACGAGATCCGTGGCGTGTTGGAGCTGCCGCTGTTGGAGACACCGGAGTCGCAGGAGCCGATCATCAACGGCGGCGTGATCCTGTGGTCGCAGCTTGTCGCGCAGGCCGAGCAGGCTGCCGCGCCGCCACCGGAGCCGTTGCCGCCCGAACCCGCGATCCAGGAGCTTCCCGAGGGCGACGTGATCGAGGGCGAGGCCGTCGAGGTCGCGGGTGAGATCGAGGCCGCCGCGTCCGACACCGAGATCGAGCAGGCCGCTAAGGGAGTGGTGCCTCCCTTTCGGTACGAAGCGCCAACGGCCGATCTCGGTGCCAGAGTTGCCGCCGGGCTTCGAGCGTTGGCCGGACACGGTTAGGCTCACCGCCGCCGACCCCGACCTTTCCGAACAGATCGTCTCCGGTGTCGCAACGGCGTACGCCGACCTTGCCGAGCTTCTCCGGCAGACGTTCAACGGGTTCTTCATCGAGCAGCGCCGCCGCGTCCTCGCGGGCCTCGCCCGGTACGACACCGCCCATAACGCGAAACGGATCAACCGCGTCCGGGGCGAGAAGGTGCGCACCGAGAAGAAGGCCGTCGTGATCGACGACATCTGGGACGACACCGTCGAGGATGAGATCCTCCGGGGTGTCTACAACCCGGCCGTCCAGAAGATCATCCGGGACACGATGCGGCGGCTCGACCCGGTGTTGCAGCTCCCGTCGGAGCCTCCGGGAAGCGCCCCCCGCGTCAGCGAGATCCGGGAGATCCTCGCGCAACGGATCGTCGGCGTCAACAGGACGACGCGCCGGAAGATCGCTGACACGATCGAGGAGGGGCTTCGCCGTGGGTACAGCCTTGGGCAGATCGCGAACGGCGTCCCCGACGAAGACTTCCCCGGCGTCATCGGGGTGTTCGACAAGGCGACGGTCGCGCGCGCCGACACGATCGCGCGCACCGAGGTTGCGATGGTCAGCAACATTTCGACGCTTCTCGCGTACGAACGGGCGGGGCTTACACAGGTCGAGGTGATGGACGGCGTTCAGTTTGATGAGCCGTGCCGCCAGGCGAACGGGTCGGTGTGGGAGATCGAGTACGCAGCGGCGCACCCGTTGGAGCACCCGAACGCGATCTTCGAGGGGACGACGGTGCTCCCGATCGGTCGAGTGCGGGCCGCCTACCGTGCCCCGTATTCAGGGCCGAGGGTGACGATAGGGACTGCGGCAGGATCGGTGTTGGCCGTCAGCCCGAATCATCCGGTGTTGACGGAGCGCGGATGGGTACCGGCGAGCGAAGTCTGCGAAGGCGATCACGTGATACACGGCACCGTCGAGGAAATCGGGGTGG